CGCCGGCGGCCACGGCCGGCAGCAGCTCGGCGGCCAGCTGGCGCCGAAGGCCACCGGCCCGGCCACGGCCGGCGGCCAGCTCGGCCGGCAGCTCGGCGGCCACCGGGCCCGGCCACGGCCGCGCGCCGGCCAGCTGGCGGCCGCTCAGGCGCGCGCAGCAGCTCGGGCAAACCACGGCCCCGGCCGGCGGCCGTCGGCCAGCTGGCGGCCCGGCCCGGGCATAAAAAAGCCCCGACGGGTTAGCGTCGGGGCTGGAAAGCCGGGAGAACCGGCCGGGGCAACTGCGCGCGCCGCGCGCGGTTATAAGTCTAGCAGCTCGACCAGCAGCGCGGCCACGATAAGGCCGCAGAGAACTAAGAGCATGGCCGGCCCCTTAAAAGAGGGCCATCGCAAGCCAGAGCACGCCATAGAACCCGGCAGCGGCCAGCAGCGCGGCCGCGTAAAAATACGGGCCCCGGGCCGCGTCGAATTGAGCGCGCCAGCGCTCATGCCGCGTCGTCGGGATCGTCGACAGGGTCAGGCGGCCATTGTGGCCGCGACGGTGGAATAGGTTTCGCATGTTTTGCCCCTTCAGGAAGTGTGCGGGATGACGGTTTCGGATAGCAGCTCGGGCCCGGTAGGCTTGCGCCATAGGCCGCCCGATGCCGGGCCACGCATGACCCCGTCGAGCTTGGAAACGCTGACGTAATGCGTCGCGCTCTGCCACGTCTGACGTGGGCAGCCTTTGAAGAATAACCACGCACGCGGCGCGGCCGCCGGATGATGCGGATCGTTCGTGAAAACCAGCACCAGCTTGCGCGCGATTTCTTCGGCTAGCTTTCGCGTCGGCACGGTCAGATTTTCAGTATGCGCGCCCCCACGCACGCCGAATTCGAGAATGTATTTCATGGTTTGCCCCTTCAATGAGTGAGACGGATATCGATAACGCGCCGGCGCGTGCCGTGGGCGGGAAAGCCCACAATGGCCGCGCGCTGGCGCTGGCAGAGCTGGCAGCTCGCGCAGCTCACGTCGTCGCGCTGCGTCGCCGGGCATATCACCACGGGCCGGCCGGCCGGCGTCGCCGTGTTCGTGGTTTGCGTCGACGGTAGGACGACGACGACGGGCCGGCCCCGGTGGCCGCGAGCGCGTCGGCGTCGGCCAGATCATTGGCCGATAGATTGACGGTAAAGCCCCATTCATTGGCCGCCCGAATCCAGCGCAGCGACTCGGCGTCGCGGTAATGCGAGTAAGTGAAGCCCCGGCGGCCACGGTTTGCGGCCACCAGCTGGCCGAGCGCGGCCGGGTCGACCGTCTGGCCGTCGCCGGGTAAGTCGCCGGCTTGATTGTGGCGCCAGAGCTGGCCGGCCGGCAGCGCGGCCACGGCCGCGACGAATTCGGGCCAGAGCTGGCCGCGCTGGCCGGTCGAGACGGCCGCCCAGTGCAGCGCGAGCGGCCCGGCGGCCGCGTAGCATTCGGCGCGCATAGCGCAGTCGGCCGGGCACGTCGCGCGCTCGGACGTCGAGACGGGGATAGGGCCGGTTTTCACGTTGGCCGATTTCGGGCTTAGGTGTACGCGGTAGCTCATGCGCTGGCCCCTTCGCGCTTCGCGTCGAGCGCGTGCGCGTATTCCATCTCCAGCACTTCGGCAGCGGCCGACCACGCCGGCGCGTCGAATTGCACGCCGGCGTAAATCGGTTTTTTCAGCTCGGCGCAGACGACCGGCAGCAGCCGGTGCACGGCCGCGCCCCAGTCGGCGCCGGCGACAAAGGCGGCCAGCGCGGCAGCGCGGGCGGTTTCGGTGGCGCGATCGTTAAAAACCGCGACGGCGATTTGTTGCATTCTCATGGTGTTTATCTCCAAGTGCGAATTTCAAAATTGGCAGAGTGAAGCTCTAGGATGTAGCCCCGGCGGCCGGCGCGCAGCTCGCGCGCCAAGTAGCGTTCGGCGCCGGCCCGGGTCGTCTCGTAGTGATAGATCATGGCCGGGCCCCTTGTCAGACAATGAATTTAGGATGGCGCTGGCACTCAAGATCGGCCGCGACGCGGGACAATTCGATCTTCGATCGGTTCGTCATCGCCGATCGAATCAGCGCTGACATGGCGCACGCCACGAAGTCGACGCCGAGCCCGGCCGCGTGAAATTGCTTGATCTTTGCCACTTCGCGTTTTTCTGATTTGGTCATGTTGCGTTACCCCTTTTCGGTTTAGTTGCCGCGCATCAATCGCGCGCGGTAAAGACAGTGTCGGAAAATCGCGGGCCATTGTCAAACATTCTTTTACAAGCCCCTAGATTTTTGTCGGGATTTGTCGGCGCGTCATTGGCGCGCCCATCTTGGCCGGGCCAGCTGGCGCGATAAATCGGCCGGCTTGAGTGACCGAGCCGAAAAAGTCGCCGTCGAGATGCACATAAGTGGCACCCTTCGGCGTGCGCTGCTCTAGAGCGACGTCGCCCGGCAGACTGGCGTCGAGAATGTCAGCGATTGTCTCGACTTGACCAGACGATAAGAGCTTGCGCATCGGTTCGGCGCGCAGAAAACGATAGAGCGCAGCGAAGTCGGCAAAGGTCGTCGGCTTGAGAATCAGGGATTTGGCGGGCATGATTTGGGTCTCCAATAAAAAACGGAAATTCATTTTAACGGGAAACCGTAAAAACGACAATTTGTTTTTACGGTTTTTTGCGTCGGCGTGTTCGGTCAATTGCGGCCGTTTTCGGTCGGGATTCGGTCGGCCGGCGAGATGACGTGACCCATAGTCAAGGCCGCGTCGCGACTAGCTTTTTTGCCTTTGTTCGGTCAATTCGGTCGTTTATTTGTTTGGACTAAAAGAAAATGAAAATACTGTATAGAATTACAGTAGGGTTTTCCTAGGCGTCGCGCCGGCGCGACTTTCCCGGAGTGACTAAATGGCCGAAGTGACCTAAACCGATGGCGCGCAGAAACGGCCGTAAACCGGGGCTCGCGCATGCGCTGCGCGTAAAAATCCGCTCGGGCTTTGGGTCAATTCGGTCAGCTCCGAACCAATGGCCGAACCGGCCGAACCCGAGCCGGCCCCGGTTCGCGGCCGGCAGCTGGCCGGCCCCGGCCGATGGCCCCGGCATGGCGGCCGATGGCCCCGGCATGGTGGCCGGCACGGCATGACATGGCGCGCTCGGCGCCAGCTGGCGGCCGGCAGCAGCTCGGCGCGCAGCTCGCGGCCGGTGGCCGTTAGTAAGTGCTCACTGGGGCGGTCGGCCGGCCGTTCGGAAATGTTAGTGAGTGCTCACTGACCCCCCGGGGAGGGCCGGCGGCCGGCCGGTCACGAGCCGGTGGTATCGCAAAAATTTTTTTATTTTTTGCACACCGCTCAAAGAATCCTTTACATTTGCGCCTATGGGTCACTTCGGCCATTTGGTCTTCCAGAAAAAATCGCACCGGCGTAAACTGCACACATGTTCAAGAGTCTTCCGCTTACCCTTCGTGAAGTGCGCGCCACAGAGGCGACGCTGGAGCGCATTTACGAATCTGCGTATTTGGGATTGAAGGGTGATGCACTGGCGCTGGCTGCTGGATTACTTCCAGTCGAGTACAACCGACTCAAAGAGCTTGACCAAATGGCCCAATTGGCCGAACAAAAGGGGCGCGCCGACAGTGAACGCGAGAACAGCCAGCATCTGCTCAACGCCGCCCGGGCGGGCGACGCAAAAGCCGCGCTTGCTATCCTCCAGCACACCCACGGCTGGGTTGCCAAACAAGCCATCTCCGTCGAGGTCGACCAGCGCATCAGCGTCATCGACGCCCTGCGCGCTGCTGAGAGCCGCGTCATTGACGGCGCAGTCACAGAAGTGATCGAGAACCAGCCCAGCCCCACGCTACCCAAGCGCGTAGAGAACACGAAAGAAGCGGCGCAACAATGATTCACGTTTACCCAATTGATGATTTGCGCGAACACGTCGTAGAGGGTATGGAGTGTTGGTGCAAGCCACAGCTGGATGAGGAATACGACGTCTTAACGCACAACGCACTTGATGGGCGGGAGCAGTATGAGACGGGCGAACGAAAGCTAAACTGATGCAGAAGCCCATCTACAGTCCTGAAGACGAACAGCTCTTGATGACCCGGCTCTGGGGGCCGGCGGTCAAGGACGACCCTGAGGCGTTTGTGCTGTTCGCCTTCCCGTGGGGGCAGGAGAACACGCCGCTGGAAAAGTACAAGGGCCCGCGCATGTGGCAGCGCCAAGTGCTGCGCGACATCAAGGAGCACATCCAGCGCAACAAGGGCCAGCTGAACATGGACACGCTGCGCGAGGCGGTCAGTTCTGGGCGCGGCATCGGCAAGTCAGCTTTGGTCAGCTGGCTGATCCTGTGGATGCTGTCCACGCGGATCGGATCGAGCGTCGTCGTCAGCGCCAACTCCGAGGCGCAGCTGCGCTCGGTGACGTGGGGTGAGCTGACCAAGTGGTCGACGATGGTGATCAACGCCCACTGGTGGGAGATCAGCGCGACCAAGCTGATGCCGGCCAAGTGGCTGACGGACATCGTCGAGCGCGACCTCAAGAAGGGCACGCGCTACTGGGCCGCTGAGGGCAAGCTGTGGTCAGAGGAGAACCCAGACAGCTACGCCGGTGTGCACAACCACGACGGCATGATGCTGATCTTCGACGAGGCCAGCGGTATTCCTGACTCGATCTGGTCGGTGGGTGCGGGCTTCTTCACGGAGAACATCCTCGACAGGTACTGGTTCGCGTTCAGCAACCCACGGCGCAACACGGGGTACTTCTTTGAGTGCTTCCACGCCAAGCGCGACTTTTGGTCGACGCGGCAAGTGGACGCCAGAACGGTCGAGGACACGGACAAGCAGGTCTACCAGCAAATCATCGACGAGTACGGCGAGGACTCCTCGCAGGCCAAGGTTGAGGTGTACGGGGAGTTCCCATCAGCTGGCGACGATCAGTTCATCACGCCGATGCTGGTGGCCGACGCGGCCAAGCGCGCGCGGTACAAGGACGAGACGGCGCCGATCGTCATCGGCGTCGACCCGGCGCGCGGCGGCGCAGACTCGACGGTGATCGCCGTGCGGCAGGGCCGCGATCTGGTGGCGATCCACCGCTACCACGGCGAGGACACGATGACGATCGTGGGCCGCGTCATCGACGCGATCGAGGAATACAAGCCCACGCTGGTGGTGCTCGACGAAGGCGGCCTCGGGTACGGCATCTTGGACAGGCTGCATGAGCAGCGGTACAAGGTCGTCAGAGGCGTGAACTTCGGCTGGAAGGCCAAAAACCCGATTATGTACGGCAACAAACGGGCCGAATTGTGGGGGCAAATGAAGGATTGGCTCAAAACCGCGTCGATACCCAACGACAGGGGTTTGAAGTCCGATCTGACAGGGCCTACCATAAAACCGAATTCGTCGGGTACAATTTTCCTAGAAGGCAAAAAGGAGATGAAAGCCCGTGGGCTGGCCTCGCCTGATGCCGCCGATGCGCTGGCCGTGACATTCGCGTTTCCAGTCGCGCACCGGCAATATGTTGAAAAGCCCAGCAGTCGCGGTTATGCTGCGAACGGCGTGGCTACATCTTGGATGGGGGCTTGATGGCAAAGAAAGGCGTTTCGCTGTCAGTTGGACGCGGGGAGAAATTGCCCGTGTCTAAAGGCGCTGGCCTGACCGCAAAAGGGCGGGCCAAGTACAACGCTGCCACCGGCTCCAATCTCAAACCTCCCGCGCCCAGCCCCAAGACCGAGGCAGATAAAGGCCGCAAGGCCAGCTTTTGCGCGCGCATGGAAGGGGTCGTCAAAAACGCCAAGGGCGACGCCGAGCGCGCCAAGGCGTCCCTCAAACGATGGAAGTGCTGATCATGGCTACAAAACCCGGGCTCTATGCCAACATCGCAGCTAAACGTGAGCGCATCAAAGAGGGCTCTGGCGAGAAGATGCGCAAGTCCGGCAGCAAGGGCGCGCCCACCGACAAGGCGTTCCGTGATTCAGCCAAGACGGCCAAGAAGCCGATGAAGGGGAAATGATGCCGCTGGTCAAGTCATCCTCCAAAGAAGCCTTCCGCAAGAACATCAAGGCTGAAGTCGCTGCCGGCAAGCCGGTCAAACAGGCCGTCGCCATCGCCTATAGCGTCAAGCGCGAAGCGGCCAAGAAACCCGCCAGCAAGGCGCCAGCGAAGAAGAAGTAATGGCAACGATCAACCAAGACCCCTCAGGCATCAACGGCGCAGGCAAAGTGTCTGCGCGCGGTGGCCCGTCGCCTGAAGCGACGCGCGATGGCCGCGACAAGCTGCAGCTCATGCGCGACCGACTGCGCATGGCCCTCGGCGCGTACTCTGAGAGCCGCGAGGACGAGCTGGACGATCTGCGCTTCATGGCCGGCTCGCCCGACAACCAGTGGCAGTGGCCGCAGGACGTGCTGGCGACCCGGGGCTCGGTGCAGGGGCAGACGGTCAACGCCCGGCCGTGCCTGACCATCAACAAGCTGCCGCAGCATGTGCGGCAGGTCACCAACGAGCAGCGGCAGAACCGCCCCTCGGGCAAAGTCATCCCGGTCAACGATCAGGCCGACGTTGAGGTCGCAGAGGTGCTCAACGGCATCGTGCGGCACATTGAGTACATGTCGGACGCCGACGTGGCCTACGACACCGCGTGCGAGAACCAAGTCACCTACGGCGAGGGCTACATCCGTCTGCTGACCGAGTACTGCTACGAGGACTCGTTCGATCAGGACATCAAGATTGCCCGCATCCGCAACTCGTTCTCGGTCTACATGGATCCGCTGATCCAAGACCCGTGCGGCGCTGATGCTGAGTGGTGCTTCATCACCGAAGACCTGACGAAGGAAGACTACCAGCGCATGTACCCCGACGCCTCGCCGGTGTCGACCATCATGGCGCAGGGCATCGGCGATCAGGACATCAGCCAGTGGATTACTGAGGACACAATCCGCATCGCTGAGTACTTCTACATCGACCACAAAGACGACACGCTGTACCTCTACCCGGGGAACCAGACCGCGTTCAAGGGCTCGCCGCAGGACAAGACGCTGCGGGCGATGGGTCTGACGCCTATCCGCGAGCGCCGGGTCGACCGCAAGCGCGTGATGTGGATGAAGACCAACGGCTTTGAAACGCTGGAAGAGCGCGAATGGGCCGGCAACTGGATTCCTGTCATCCGTGTGGTGGGCAACGAGTTCCAAGTCGACGGTCGCATCTTCATTTCGGGCATCGTGCGCAACGCCAAAGACGCGCAGCGCATGTACAACTACTGGACGAGCCAAGAGGCTGAGATGCTGGCGCTGGCCCCCAAGGCCCCCTTCATCGGCTACGGCGGCCAGTTCGAAGGCTACGAGTACCAGTGGAAGACGGCCAACACCCAGAACTGGCCGTATCTGGAGGTCAATCCAGACGTCACAGACGGCTCTGGCAGCGTTTTGCCGCTGCCGCAGCGTGCAGCCCCACCGCTGCCCCAAACCGGCCTTATTCAGGCCAAAATGGGCGCCTCTGAGGACATCAAGTCGACCACCGGGCAGTACGACGCAAGCCTTGGGCAGGTATCCAACGAGCGTTCTGGCCGGGCAATTCTGGCCCGCGAGCGCCAAGCTGACGTCGGAACGTACCACTACGTCGACAATCTGGCCCGCGCGGTGCGCTACGTCACGCGCCAGCTGGTCGACCTGATCCCAAAAATCTACGACACCCAGCGGATCGCTCGCATCATCGGCATCGATGGTGAGACGAACATGGTCAAGATCGACCCGACGCAGAGCGAGCCGGTCAAAAAGATCATCGATCAGGCTGGCATCGTCATCGACAAGATTTACAACCCGTCTGTGGGCCGCTACGACGTCGTGGTGACCACTGGCCCGAGCTATCTGACCAAGCGCCAAGAGGCGATGGACGCCATGTCGCAGATTCTGCAGGGCAACCCGAACCTGTGGGCCGTGGCCGGCGACCTGTTCGTCAAGAACATGGACTGGCCGGGGGCCCAAGAGATGGCCGCCCGTCTGCGCAAGACGATCGACCCCAAACTGCTCGCCAACGAGGACGACGATCCAGCTCTGCAGGCTGCCAATCAGCAGATTCAGGCGATGGCGCAGGAAATGCAGCAAATGTTCAATATGCTGCAGAACGTCAACCAGTCGATTGAGTCCCGGGACGTGCAAGTTCGTGAGTTTGAGGCCAAAGTCAAGGCATTTGATGCCGAAACCAAGCGGATTTCGGCCACAATTGCGGGTATGACGCCAGAACAAATCCAAGACATCGTGATGGGCACGCTTGCGGCCGTGCAAGATGTGGGCGATTTGATCCCTCCGCAGCAGATGCAAGGGCCTATCATGGCTGAGAGCCCCGGCATGGAGATGGAGATGGGTGAAATGGCCCGTCAGGAAGAGGCCCAGCAGGCCACCCCGATGCCCAACGTCGTGCCACAAGGAGGCGCAGCATGAAAGCCGCAGATTTCGTCGGCATGTTGTTTTTGGCGCGGGATGTAGCCCATTCTGTGCACCTGAACACCCGCAGTTTTTCCAAGCACATGGCCCTGAACACGTTCTATGACGAGATCGTGGACTTGGCCGACAAGTTTGCCGAGGCGTATCAGGGGCGGCACGGGCTGATCGGCCCGATCTCGCTGATGAGCGCCAAAAACACGTCCAACATCCTCGATTTTCTGCAAGGGCAGATGGCCGAGATTGACGAATGCCGCTACGAGGTGTGTGACAAAACCGACACGCCGCTGCAAAATATCATTGATGAAATCTCTGGCTTGTACTTGAGCACGATCTACAAGCTGAAATTCCTCGCGTAAGGAGCCGACATGGAACTTCTCAGACCCCTCTCCGATGCTGACTATCCCGGTCGCACGGTGGCCTACACCGGCACGGCCGGCAGCACCTCGACTTGGAACCCGGGCCCCGAGGGCGTGGTGGTCTGGTCTACGACCCCCTGCTATGTGGCTGTGGGCGTGGACGTGACGGCAACGACCGCCAGCACCCCGATTCCTGCGTACACCCCGATCCCGTTCTATCTGGAGCCCGGCTCCGGCGCACCGTGGCGGGTGAGCGCGATCCGCGTCTCTGATGATGGCGCCGTGTACTGCAAGCCGATCAACATCCGATGAGCTGGGGAATCGGCCTTCGCAACTCAGTGGCAATCGGCCTCGCGGGCATTGTCACGCTTTTTTCGGGCACTCGCGACAGCGGTGCCTCTGTAGGCAATCTTCTCACCGAGTCAGGCGACAACCTCACGCAAGAGGACGGCGGCCTGATCTTGTTGGAGTAACCACATGCCAGCTGTATCACTCTCAATTTTTGGTGGCGTTGGCGCCCAATTTTTTGACAACAGCGGTATTCCGCTGTCTGGCGGCAAAATTTTTACCTATGAGGCCGGCACGACGACGCCCTTGGCTACATACACATCAAGCGCCGGCAACACCGCGCACACCAATCCAATAATTTTGGACGCTGCTGGCCGAGTGCCCGGCGGTGAAATTTGGAACGCGCTGCGGCTGTACAAGTTTGTGCTTAAGACCAGCGCCGACGTGACACTTGCCACATACGACAATGTGGGTAGCAGCTTTAACGCTACCGCAATCATTGCAAATTTCACCGGCAACGGCTCAACTGTCGCATTTACGCTGGCAAGCGCTCCCGCAGGCGAAAACGCCACCAATGTGTACATCAACGGTGTGTACCAGCAAAAGAACACGTACAGCATTGCTGGCGCTGTGCTCACTTTTTCAGAGGCACCGCCTACTACTTCGACAATCGAAGTCAATTACGTCTAAGGAACAATCATGGCCGACCTAAAAATTTCTGCATTGACTGGGGCAAGCACTCCTCTTGCCGGCACCGAGGTTCTGCCGATTGTTCAAAGCGGGTCAACGGTAAAAGTGTCTGTCGCAAATCTTACGGCTGGCCGCGCGGTTGCAACGGCCGGCGGGTCGTTTACGGACAATATCATTCAGAGCACCGCACTTAAAGGCATCAACTTCACCGCCAACACCAACGCGCCGGGGATGACCAGCGAGTTGCTGAATTGGTATGAGGAAGGGACTTGGACGCCTACGCTTTCTTTTGGCGGCGCGACGACTGGGATTACTTACGGAACACAGTTTGGGCAATACACTCGAATTGGGCGGCAAGTCACATTAGTTGCCAAAGTAGTCCTGACCTCTAAAGGTTCAGCAACAGGTTTGGCTGCTATTACCGGGCTTCCTTTTAACGCTGCTGCCAATGTTAACTCTATGACAGTGGTTGACCCTGCATCTAGCTTTTCTGGAATTATTGTTGGCGGCGCGACATTGTTGAGTATTGCAACAGATACTCTTTACTTTTTGCAACAGTCACTTACTGACCGCACCACCATGAGCGAATCAAACTTTGGCAACACTGCCGATTTTCGGTTTGTAATTGTCTACACTGTCTAAGGACTAAAAATGTCTTTGACCAAAGTCACTTACTCCATGATTTCCGGCGCGGTGTACAACCCGCTGGATTATGGCGCTGACCCAACAGGTGCGGCTAATAGTTCTTCGGCCATTCAAGCAGCCATAGACGCAGCAATTGCTGCTGGCGGCGGCGAAGTGTTTATTCCGGCGGGAAGGTATAAACTTTCAAGCAGCCTTAAAATTCAAAACACTTATGCTGACGATGTTTTTATAAAAATTACCGGCGTTGGGCAAGGAAATCCCGCAGTCTCTGCTGCAAGCACTTACGGGACAATTCTTGTGGCTCAAACGGGCTACATTGCTATTGATATGGCTGGTGGCAACAACACCACGCTGCAAGACTTCGGCATCATTGCTGGGCCAACCAACCCGTCAACAGTCGGCATTTTGATGCAGCGCACTCTGCCAGCGCCCTACTGTGCAAAAAACAACTTTGTAAGGATTGCAATTGGGTTGCCCACCAACCCATCAGCCAATGGGGGTGTTGGCACTATTGCGATTATGAACCGGCGCGGCGAGCATCACCACCATTACGATTGCTGGTACTACGCTGACAAATGTGTGGTCCTTGCCGGAAGCGGCCAGTACCCTGCCATCGTTTCTCCAGATTACCCTGAGTACGTCATCGGCGGCGCTACCCTATCGCTCAACTATTTTGACAATGTTGCCTTCTTAGGTGCTGGATACGGCAACAACATGGAGGTGTACAGCACGTTTGGCATTAAAGTCGACGGCGGGTACTTTTTGGCGCAAGGTGGATTTGCTCAAGTATTGCTTGGCACCTTTAACACGCAATTCACAGTTGTTGATCCTCAGATTGAGATTGGCACCGGCGTGCCGTTGGGCTTTGTCAGGGCCATCAGTAATGTCAAAGGGCTGACCATCTCAGCCACCACAAACATTTCTAATCTGACTGGGCTGCTCACATCTACTGGCGCAGACGTGTCTGGGCTAAACATCAGACTTGGGGCCAGTTTTGGTAAAGTTGTTGACACCACAACAGAATCTGGTGGCGGCATTTACGGCTCTGTCATTCAGTACGACTCGTCACTCAGTCAAACTGTCCAAAGCACTGCAATATTTGATTCTGTCATTTTGGACGGCTCCGTCAGCACCACAAAGCAAATTGACATCCGTACAAAAAACACCGGCACAGCGTTTTGCACTGGCGGCATGGTGCCGTCGTCGGCCACTGTTGGAACAGACGTTACCGCCAGCACTACTGCAACGTATGTGTGCGAGCTAAACCTTAGCTGTTCTATGCTGCTTACAGGCGCGGCCATCTTGCAAGGCTCGACCGGCGCCGGCAACTGTACTCTGTACCTGCTTGACTATAACGGCACACAGCTCGCAAAAACAGCATCGTTCAGTGTTTCTGGCTCTACGGCTCAGTATGTCG